GTGTCCACGCGGCGGGTCAGTGACCTGCTGCGGCGGTTGCCCCCCTCGGCCCTCCGGGGCGGGGAGCTGTGGAGCACTGAGGCTGACCTCCTGGCCGTCCTNNTNGACCAGGTGGCCATCCTGACCTGGGTCACGCTGCGGGCCAACGGTGCCAAGCGGGCACCTAAGCCCAGGCCCCTGCCCAGGCCAGGGTCCAGGTGGGCGCAGCAGCCCCCAGGACCGGCCCAGGACGGCGCTGGAGCGCGTAAGGCAGGCACCTGGGCTGAGGCTGCCCAGGCCCTAGCTGGCACGGCGGGCATGGTGGTGGACGGTGGCTAGCTACAGCTACGGAGCCCTGACGATCAGGGTCACGGCCGATACCAAGCAACTGTCCGTTGACATCAGTGACGCTGCCACCAAGGCGGGGACCAACGCGGCNGGCAACATCGGCAGCGCCATGACCAACGGCCTCAAGGCCGCTGGCGGGCTGGCCAAGTCCCTGGGGACCAGCGTGGCCACGGGCCTGACGGTGGCCACCGGGGCGGCTACCGCGTTCGGGGTGGAGTCATTCAAGAGCGCCGCCCGAGTGGGCGAGATGGACGCCAGCCTCCGCGCCTTGGCCAAGGCCAACGGGCTGAGCTACCAGGCCATGCAAGAGTCCGTGACCGCGATCCGCAAGCAGGGCATCGAGGCGGGCGTTGCCCAGGACCTCGTGGCCCAGTTCGCCCGTAACAACCTGGACCTGTCCAAGAGCACGGACCTGGCCAGGGTCGCCCAGGATGCCGCCGTGATCAGCGGGCGCAACTCCACCGAGGTCCTGGCGGACTTGACGCATGGCATCACCACCCAAAACTCCCAGGTCCTCCGCAACGCCGGGCTGAACGTCCAGGCTGGCCAGGCCATCGACCAGTACGCCAAGTCGCTGGGCAAGAGCACCAAGGAGCTGACCGACGCGGAGCGCAGCCAGGCGGTCCTCAACGCCGTGCTGGTCTCAGGCAAGACCGTGGCGGGGGCCTACGCCGAGGCCATGACCGAGCCCGGTAAGGTCCTCCGCAGTTTCAAGCGGGTAACCGATGACATCAAGGTCAGCATCGGCCAGGATCTAGTCCAGGCGTTCGGGCCGGTCATCCTCCAGGCGTATGACCTGGCTAAGGCGTTCAGCGCGGCGGTCGCGCCGGGTGGGGTGCTGAACCCCATCATCATCGCCATAGCTCAGGCGGTCGAGGCCATNGCCGTGCCCCTCGGGAAGGTCATCGAGCGGTGGACGGCCTGGATCGCTGCCCTCAAGCCCGAGCAGATACAGGGCGTCGTCAAGATCATCGAGCGGTTCGGGCCTGCGCTCCTGGCCGGGGCGGCTGGCCTGTCTGCCCTGGTGGCCCCCCAGCTCCTCAGCGGCATCCCCGTGGTGGGGACGCTCCTCAAGAACCTGACCGGCCCCATCAGCATGGTGGGCGGCGGGCTGGTCAAGATGGGCGGCTCAGCCCTGGCAGCTATCCCAGGGCTCGGGTCGATGGGTTCCGCGGCCGGTCTGCTGCCCGCCGCGATGAACCCCGTAGGCGCGGCTGTGGTCGGGGTGGTGGCCGCCGTCGCCGCCATGATGGTGGCCAGTAAGGATTTCCGCGAGGGCGTAATCCAGATGGGTCAGGCCCTCTGGACCGGGCTCAAGCCAGCCCTGTCCTCGGTCTGGGAGCTGGTCAAGACCTTCGGCCTGGCCCTGTGGGAAATCATCAAGGCCATCGGTGACGCGCTAGGCCCAGCCCTCAAGAACCTGGCACCGCTCCTCCAGCAAATCGCTGCCCTGTTCGGTCAAAATCTGACTGGCGGGGCTGAGGGGGCAACCGGGGCGATGGACGGGCTGCTGCCCGCCATCACCGGGGTTATCAAGGTNATCGGGTTCCTGCTCGACATCACGACCAAGGTCCTGGTCCCGATTCTTGAGGTCCCCATCAAGCTGGCGGCGATGGCCCAGGCTGCCCTCAACGTGGTCAACCCGCTCAAGCTGCTGGGNCAGGCNGTNGAGTGGCTGATCGGGATAGCCGAGAAGCTATGGCACTGGATCACCGGCAACTCACCAGGGCTGATACCCGCGTTTCAGCAGCTCGGCCAGGTGGCTGGCCAGATCGCGGGCGCGATAGGCGGGGTGGTCGCGGCCGGGTTCGGTAAGGCCCTGTCTGCGGTCCAGGGGGCCACCAGCGGCATGGTCGATGCGGCGCGGGGGGCCTGGTCCAAGATGACCAGCGAGGCCCAGTCGGCTGGCTCCAGCATGGTGGAAGGGCTCAAGGCCGGGCTGTCTGCCGCCAAGAGCATGGGCGGCTGGATCGGGTCCAACGTCACCGGCCCCGTGATGGGGTTCATCAAGTCCGGGTTCGGGGTGTTCAGCCCCTCGACCATGACCATCACCGTGGGGTCTGAGGTCGTGGCCGGGCTCAAGAAGGGCCTGGAGGCTGCCAAGCAGATGGGCGGCTGGCTCCAGGCCAACATGACCGGCCCCGTGCTCGACAAGATCAGGTCCGGGCTCGACGCCGCCGCCATGACCCCCATCGGTCAGCAGATGATCAGCGGGCTACAGCAGGGCCTCCAGGCTGCCAGCCAGATGGGCGGCTGGCTCCAGTCCAACGTGGCCGGGCCGATCCTGGGCGGGCTCAAGTCCGCGTTCGGCATCGGCTCCCCGTCCCGCTACACCATGCCGTTCGGNGAGGGCCTGATGGAGGGCGTGGAGGTCGGGATGGCCAAGGCCGCTGACCACCTGGAGGTCCCCGCCGTGCCCGGCATGGCCTCCCCGCTGGGTGGCTTCGGCGGCGGGATGGCTGGCCTGGGCGCTGGAGCTGGCCAGGTGATCAACGTCTACCCCTCGGCCGGGATGGACGAGCAGCAGCTAGCCGCGCTGGTCTCGCGTGAGCTGGCCTGGGCCACGGCTGGGGGCCTCTCATGACCAGGATGCCGGTGGGCCTCTACGCCGCTACCAGGGTCCGCAGCTACGAACGCGGGTTCGACTGGACCTATGAGGTACCGCCCCGCCAAGCCCTGCGCGAGCTGACGCCGGTTGTCTGGGATGGGCTCTGGCTCAACACAGGCGACCAGACCAACGGGCTGTGCGCCGTCGTCACGAACCTGGAGGGCTGGCTGGACTCCCCGCCCCTGGACGGCAACGACGTGGCGCGGGTCATCAGCGACGGGTCAGCCTGGGGGCCGAAGGTCCTTCGCCAGCGCACGGTGATCCTGTCGGGCGCGGTCACGGGGCCACGGGAGGAGCTGGGCCGGTTCCGTGACCAGCTCGCCGTGAGGGCTGCTGCCCGTGAGCCCGTCCTGTTCGCGGTCGGTGACTGGGACCTCCAGCGGGTCCTGACTGCTGACGTGCGGGCAGGGTCCGAACAGTTCCGGGTCCAGTGGCTCGGCTCGGCCGGGTTCCGCTACCAGGTGGCCCTGACCGCTGCTGACCCTGCCCTGTCTCAGGGCACCTGGCAGACGGTGGAGCTGACCAACATCACCGAGGCCACCGGCCGGGACTACCCGAGGACCCACCCGTGGCGGTACGCCGCGGCCATCCCGAACTCAGCCCTCCTGCGGAACACCGGGAACCACCCCGCGCCGGTCTATGCGGCCTACACCGGGGACCTGTCGGAGTCCCTGCTCACAGACGGCATCGGGGGCATCCGGCTGGCCACCATCGAGACCGGCGTCCAGATTCTCGTGGCCACCGCCAACCTGACCGCTGAGGCACCAGGCGGCTACTCCAGGGCCAGCATGATCCTGCCTGGCTCCAGGCCCATGACCATCGCGGGGGCCTCCTCGGTGCGGTGGACCCTGCGGGCTGGCGGGCGCGGCTCGGTGGTCCTGGCCTGGAGGTCAACATGGGTCTGAGGAGCGCGGGGCCTGAGTCTCGGGCCATCCCGATCAACCCGTGGCTGCCAGCCACCGAGCTGCCCGGCGAGTGGACGTTCTGGGCTGAGACCATGCGGCCACCCCACCGGCAGCTAGGCATGATCGATGTCAGCTCGTTCTACTGCGTAAAGCGGGTCAGCGCGTTCGGGCACGGGAACATGACCGTGAACCTGCCGTGCGGGCTGGACTCCGAGACCCTTATCAACCTGTGGTCATGGCGGGTCTGGGCGCTCTACGCGGGCGAGCCCTATTTCTGCGGGGTGCCGACCGGGCTACAGGACCAGGACGGCTCAGCTCACGTGCAATTCACGCTGCTGGAGCTGCCCGGCTACCTGACCCGCAGGCAGCAGGACACCCACCCGTTTCTGGAGTTCGGCAGTGCTGGCCCGCCAGAGGTCACCGTCGAGCAGACGTTCATAGCGCGGACCCTCGCGGAGCCAGTCCAAGAGGTCGGCGTCATCCTCGCCACCGACCCAGGGCCAGGCAGGGGCCGACGCCGCAAGTACGAGTTTCTGGAGGGCGGCTCGCGGGGCCAGCTCTTGATGAACCTGTGCGGTGTGCTCGACGGCCCGGAGTTCAGGACGGAATACCGGGCAGGGCCGAACGGGCGGCCTCAGTGCTGGCTGCGGATCGCTTACCCCAGGGTGGGCTCAGATGATGCCGGGCTCGGCGTGGCAGTGCCCGGCGCGATCCTGAACTACCGATTCCTGATGGACTCGGACCAGCTCCGCACGCACACGTTCGCGGTGGGTGACCTGCCCAGCGATGCGCCCGAGGGGGCGCTGCGGCCGGTGGCCATCACCTACATAGACAACCCGCAGCTCCCCCGGCTCGACGCCGTAGACGACTGGCCAGGCACCATTCTGGAGTCCACCCTGTGGGAGCGGTCCACCACCGCCACGATCATCAATTCGATCCCCGCCCAGGAGGTCACCGGAGCCCCGCCCGAGTCGCATCCGTCAATCCTGACCTACGGGCCAGGCGACACCGTGACGGTGCGGGCAGTGACCCCGCTCATTCCTGGGGGCGTGGAGTTCCAAGCGCGGCTCCTCCAGGTCGAGGTCAACGCGGCAACTGGCATCGCTAACTGGTCGGCGGCGCTGACCAGCCCGCCGCAGGTCACCCGGACCAGCATCAACGGGGCTCTGTCGCGGATGGACCGGCAGGCCAGCCAGGCATTCCACCAGGGCGGATTCCGCCCAGCAGGGCAGAGGAGAGTCCAGCGATGAGCGAAGCACCGGGCGGCAAGCTCGCATGGGGCCAGGGCGCGAACTATGACGCCTCGGACGACCGGGCCGTGATTACGGCGGTCACTGCTGGCCGGGTGGGGCTGGTGCGGCCTGTCTACGTGAGGGCAGGGACCGGGCTCAGCATCTTTATCGAGGGCGGATGGGTCGGCGTGGCGGGCTGCGATGACCTGACCAGNGCCGTGATCGGCAGCCGTGAGGAGCTGATGGTCCAGGTCAACCCAGGCCCCGCGACCGGCAGCCGCGAGGACTACGTGTGGGCGGATACGAACCCCGACGACGGGACGTTTGAGCTGCGGGTGATCCCCAGGGCTCAGGCAGCCGGGCGGGCAGGCATTCCGCTGGTCAACATCACCGCCCCGGCCAACTCGAACACCGCCGCCGCGATGACCATTCGGTCAGTCGATGCCGCGATAGAGCGGCGGCTGATGTCCTACACCTGGCAGAACAACGCCAACGTGTATTCGAGCAGCAGCTTCCTGGCCGCGATCGGGCAGAACCTTGACTCGATGCCGGTCATGATGGAGCCAGGCCAGTGGTACCGGGTCAGGTACTCCACCGCCTCAGCCCAGCTCGTGGCGGCCCCCAGCAACTTCCGCGAGAACGGGGAGCTGCGCATCGGGATCGGCTACCGGGCGGCCGGGCAGGTAGCCGCGCAAGCGGGGCTGGCCCGCGATGCCGCTTTCAACTTCTCGTACGTCGGCGGGGTGACCCCCGGCTACCAGCAGGCGCAGGTCGAGTGGATATTCCGCCACGCCATCAATGACGTGCGGTTCGAGCGGGTGTTCTCCGGGCGGGTGTGGTCCTACGTCACCAGCGGGGTCCAGTACCGGGTCAACGGCTCGGGGCTGACCGGCAACCCCCAGATACTCACGGTCGAGGACCTGGGATCATGACCACCCCGACGCAGCTCCTCCGCTGGGGCCAGTCAGGCAGGTATGCCGCCTGGGATGACCGGCAGGTGATCACCGCCCTGGCGGCGCGGTCCACCGGCATCGTGACCCCGGCCACCATGACCGCCGCCAGTGGCCTGCTGGTCCTGCTGGACCCTGGCTGGCTGGCCCTGGCTGACTGCGGGGACGGCACGGTGGCGGTCCTCACGGCACCGATCACCCTGGAGGCCATCGCCCAGGCAGGCGGCGCTGATGACCGCACGGACGAGCTGTGGGCCGTGATCGTTGACCCCGAACAGGCCGAGTACCGGCTAGCTGTCCGCCCCGAGGGCTCAGCCGGGCCTGGGGTGCTCCTCGGCACGATCGAGGTCCCGGCCGGGGCCACCAGCGCCGAGGACATGACGATGGTGCCCCGTCAGCAGGACTACGCGGGGTCGGTGCCAGGGCCTCCAGGCCCCCAGGGGCCAGTGGGTCCTCCAGGCCCCCAGGGTGAGACCGGCGACCCTGGAGGGCCACCAGGACCCCAAGGCCCGCTAGGTCCCGAAGGCCCCCAGGGTCCGCAGGGTGACCCTGGAGACACCGGGGCGACAGGGCCACGCGGAGACCAGGGCGACCGCGGCGAGCAGGGCGACCGGGGCGACCCTGGACCNGAGGGGCCGCGAGGTCCCGAGGGGCCGCAGGGCCAGGCAGGCACCGCNACCCTGATCGTNGGCAGCTTCGGCCAGCAGACCACCCCGGCAGACCTCCCCCCGAATGGGCTCATACTGGCCGGGTTCGACGGTCCAGGCCGTCCCGCTGCTGACCAGCAGCT